GGGTAGTGCTTCACTTGAAACTGATAAAACCACATCATCTACATAATAAAGTCCGCAGACATGGGTTTGAAAATCGTCAAGTGTTTGCATTCCAGATTGTTCTTTCATTATGTCAAGCCATGCAAGTGCAAAAAGAAAACGATTGTACTCAGTGTTAAAACTTGCTGTTGATGGGCTGCCCGAAGGCTCACCCTGTGATAATGTTATCAGCAAGTTTGACACTAAGACAGTCGCATTGCAATGATCTTGAATTAAAGCTTGGTAACATCCATCATGGTCTCCGACTCCAGCACCAAAATGTTTGTTCCACGCTTGACAGATATCAAAAAGAATGCTAAAAAGTTGTCCAGATACTTTTCCATCAAAATGCTTATGATCTCCAGCAATCCAGTTATCTCCCTTGGACTTGAGTTGCCAATACCATTGTGCCCATTCCGAAGAATGCACATTGGTGCCAACACCATGCCCAATTTCATGTCGATGTTCTACAAGTCCCATGATGAAGTCAAGACAATGCATACGATGAAATATAGTGAAAGCTTTGTTTCCAGCTGTGAAGACTCGAGGATACATAAATTTGTGATGAGGTCGACGTTCATCTTTCAAAGTTGCTACCCACACAGATGGATGATAATAATGGTGAAGAGCATCATGACACAATTTGAGTGAATCTTGCTCCAAGCGTTCATCAGAGATGATCAGACGTTCAGGTGTATTATCAAACATCCAGGTCGATCCCTTCCAACCGCGTGGTCTCCAATTCACATAAGGATACCCTTCAGAAGAATGGCAATTTATACGTTGATAATTTGGAAAAGGTGGATCTACAGCTAAAGCAGGGGTCATGTCAACTTTCACATTTCGCACAGGAGGACACTTTGCGATATAAAGATCCTGATAATATTCCTTTACACGCTTGACGTTCTCCACATCAAAAATAGGAGAACCCGAATTAAATTTAGTCATCCCAAGTTGCATGGGTGATTGTTCAAGTGTGTAACGAGGATCTTTAGGCGAAAGGACAGCAGGTTGTGAGACAGGTTCTTGCAAAACTCCTTTGATAAGTGATGGAATAATTTGGGTTTTCTCAGCCAAACGGACAGGCTTCACTGTTGCAACAGGATGAAATCCAGTCAAAGGAAAAGCATGTTCCCAATTTTGTTCTTCTGCAACATGCATGATCGGTGTTCTTATAAGTTGAATTTCATTGAATGAATCACGCATCTCCTGAACTTTCTCTCTCCATATTGGTTGTGCAAATGAAAGATCCTTAAGAGCAGCACTATGAATTCCAATGATGCGACCAGAAAGATTTTGGTCGGTCAACAACATTGAACCACAGTCTCCTATTGCAGACTCCCATTTGTAGATCCACGTCTCAAGATGTCTATGTGTTATGGAAGAATCAAAAGGATGTTCTACAGTCAAAGGGGTTGTGTTGCGTTCATATGGAAGTGTGTAGCACATGGGAAGACTATCACGCCAAGTAAGAACCCTACCAGCTCCATCCCCAAGATACTCCAGTTCTCGCTTTGAAGCAAAATGTTGCATGCATTCAGCAAAACATGGAGCATATTTAGGAAGACGTATCATAGCAAGGTCACGTGATTCAGAAATAGTGACAGAACAATCAGCAAATGGAAACACTTGTGGGGTTCCAAGACATCGAAGAATCTTTATTGTCTTGATTTCTTCTCCAGCTTTAGCTCTTATGGCAAACAGATGTTTCAATGTCAAAATATCACGGCCTCCCACAGCAATACCGAACATCTGCATACCATCAACAGCCACTTTCACAAGATTTTTTCCAACAAGTCGTCTCATCACCTCATTTGCTGCTTGTGTCTCTCCTACATGCATTTTTGCAGCTACGGTTTGGGGAATAATATGTTTGGCATGAACGGTATGAAAATCGCCTGAACCATGTCCAGTGTGCATCAATCCTTTGGCAACATTGAATGCTTTGCCAACCATCATGATGCCCACTCCTGCTGTTCCAAGACCAAGAAGAATGGAAAGTTTCGGATGTTCATATGCCCATTTCCTCCAGGAAGAAACTTGATCTTTACATTTATCCACAAGAGAGAACATACATTCACGAAATTGGTCAAATTTTGAAATAGCTTTTTGTTTCAAAGAAAAGGGTCGCACCTGATCAATCTTCACTTTTCTTGCCGCATTAATAAAATGTTGCAGCAGATTTCGATCTACATTAAGAAGTACCATCGCAGAATCTTGATCATCTTCTTCCCACTGTTCAACTGTTGAAGTTGGATATTTACAAAGATAATATTTCAAATGAGATGCAACAGCCATTGCTTCAAGAGTAAACAGGCCATCCACATCACATGCATATCCAAAAGAGTGTAACTTCTCGAGATATTCAGGAAGCTCCTTCAACTTGTCCAACAATCCATCTTCATAAGCTTGCATATCTGATATTGCATCAAGAGCAATCATCTCACAGGCAGGTGGTATTCCTTCAATAGCAAATTTAGCAAGAAGATTTACTTCTGGTCTATCAACTCTCCACACTTTCCCAAGCAAACCATATTGTTCAGGTAACATCTCATTTTCCTCAAGAAGCACATCTGCAAGATGGTAAAGTTCTTCAAAAACATCATGATCAATATGTCGCATCACCTGCTCAGTCTTTGTTCTCATTTTGCACACAAGACTCTTTTGCACATGTGTGTGCTTTGCTGCAGCCATAGATGTTATCTTTATCATCTGAGAATAAGAAATCCATTTGGCATTTTCACCATATGTTGATCCCAACGCAAGTGGATTCATGCGCTTGAATTCCATATGGTCAAAAACATCACGAACTTCTTCAGGGATATCTGCAATTGCAGTTCCTTTAAACTCAGATTTAATTTGAGCTTTCCACATAATGTCACGACGTCTCAAAAGAGCTGCCTTACACTGGATGTCATTAGCGTCGGGTTGTGCAACATTTGAACAAGCCACCATCAAAATGGGGTTCCATGGCATTCCTTTGCGTTCAAGATCAGGAAACACTGGTTCAAATCTGTTGTTAGTTTTGAGACACATAAAAAGTTTAATATCCATTGCATCAGCATTCTTAAAAGCATTGAAATCATCAAATCCAGCACAGGCTACAGAAGAATTTGAAAGTCCAGGCACATATTCATCAGAAGGATTGATCCATTGAGTTGTTTGTTCAGTATAATTCTTTAAACCACATGATGGCAACACGCGGTTCACAAGATCTTGTGACATGGTTGATTTTCCTACTCCAGCATCACCAACCACGTACACACAAAAAGGATCTACACGGAAATATCCTTCATCAAAAGTTTTCTGGACCATAGCATACATATGTCCAAGTCTTGCTTTCTTCATGCGGAAAAATTTTTTGTCTTCTGAATCAAGTTGAGTCAAAGGTAATGATTGCAAAATATAATGACAAGCACACACAAGTTGACGAAAACCAGCATCCACTTGAATTTTAGATGCTGCATTGTTATTAGTACATGTATCAACAGCAGCCATGAATTTCTCAATTGACGTACGATCTTTTACAAAAGTTTTAATTGCAGAATGCCCAGGATTGAAAAGAGCAAAATATTCACATATCCAAAGAAAGAATTCAAAAATCATATTGGCAAAGCTAAGAAAATCTTCTTTAATGTTCTTCATAAAAGAAAGAGCTCTGCCCAAACGACCTCCAATCTCCAACCATTTGAACATATGACGCAAGGGAATAGATGGCAATTTGATAATCTTTCCAAATAATTTACACAGGTTGGCAAGAAAAGTCAAAGGACTAAATGAGTGCATAGTGGCTTTCAGATACTTCTGATCATAATGGTCCTCATCAACTTCATCCTCCCCATCACACTCCATATCTTCAGGAAGATCGTCTACACTTTCTGTCTGTGTCTCCCCATCTGTCAGCTTCCTACCTTCAAGCGCTGAAGTCAACAAATTTGTTACAGATGTCAAAAAGTCCATCAGACTCGTTGTAACAGTCCGATACATTCCTTGAAGTGTGCGCAAAATGAAATGCGCAAAAGATATGATAGTGCGATGTGATATAAAATTGACGAAGTCCATTATGAAACCGGTCACAAAATGAGGCTCAAAAAGCATGCTAACAGCGTTCACCTGAGCATGCTTCATGAAAACATTCTGCACCTTGCTCATTTTTTCATCAGCAAAAGATTGTGTTGACTTGACATTTTGATTTACACATTCAATAAGAGGTTCCACTAACTCACGCCGCGCAGATTGAATAATATCATTTTGTGAATTATGCATATAAGCCAAAGTCCCCATTCCAAAAAGAGCTCCAAAACCACCAGCAATCATTGAGAAGAGCACTTCTCCACCAACTTGCATCACACCAGTTCCGTGGTGTTGCTGGAAGGATGTTGTTTGAGCTTGTAGTTTTCCAAGTGAATAAATCCTCATAGGAATCTCGTGTGCTTGATCATATCTCCATGAAAATTTTGGTTCATATGTTTGCAAAATTGATTGAGGTCCGGGATTTGTTTCTATATCACGAAGAAATTCCACACGATGAAGATTACGTTGTTTAGCTTGTGGAAGAGTCAAAATTTGTGAAGGCACATATTGTCCAGTTGGTCGATTCTCCACAGAATAACCTCCCTGATAGGTAACAGTTCTAAAAGGTGACCAAGAATTGGCCATCACTGGTTGTTCAAGTGAAGATTTAAGTACATTACGATAACCCACAAATTTGAAGTCATCACCTGCACTCGCCATTATATCAACTGTCACACCAAGGCGATAACCTGCAAAACAAGGATTTGATGTTGATCCTTTGTAGGAACTAAATTCAACATCATTCATATCCACGCGTATAGAAAGGACACCATTGTTTCTGCCAAAAGGATATTCATAAGTGTTGCGTGCTGTTGAAAAATAACGCAAAGCGGTATAACCTGGAATGGACACACTTACAGCATTGTTCAAATTACCACTGGCCAACAACACACCGCCGGAATTCGCCACAAAAATATTGCAAGTCTGTGCATTAGAATATCCTATATCCTTGTTTGCAAGATAATTTACACTCAGATCAGACCAATGAACAGCTGGATCAAAATGAACTTGATAATTCACATCATGTGAAAGGGCTTGAGTTGTGACATGAGAAAAGTTTGCTTTAGTTGTTCCATCAGGCAATGTAACATCTTTCAATTCAACGGAATATAAAACAGGATTTGACAATTTTACAATATAATTAATGCTACCATGCCAATAAGCATACATTTGAGAGAAACATTTCATCAAAGAACTGCCTGGAAACATGAGTGGGGTCACGGGCAAACGCAAAATATAGGGATTGCTTGAATTTGTTACAGCTCGCGCATGAACAATTTGAATGGGTCTTTTAAGAAGTTCCATTGGTGTTACAGGTTGATCACCAAACCATTGCTCAGGTGGCGCATGTTCTTCTTGTCCAACCGACTCCTGCACTTGAGTTGCAGGTGGAGTTGATGCCAAAGTTGATGTAATCACTCCAACCGTAGGACCCAAATTTTCTATCGTATCTACAGAAGCCACAGTTGTGCCCCTGTCAGGTCCGCGAGAAGCCGCATCTTCTCCAACATGCATCACAGCCGCAGGAATTCGTACTTGATTTTCAAATTCTCCATAATCTTGCATTCCATAAGAAAGTTGTCCTTGAAATTTGTCTTGATTAGAATAAAACACTTGAATGTTTTCTGGAAAATTGTATGCACCTTGACATGGAACAGCACATTCAAAATCTTCAAGTGTTAATGTCACAAATCCTTTCACAGTTGTATTCACAGCTTCAGTTGCTTGTAATGGATTTTGCACGAACAAGCGTATACGACAATACTTTTCTACTTGGAATTTCAAATCTTCAACCATGGTATTCCAATCCACTTCTGTCCCAGTCGCAAAACTTTCATCTTGAGAAATGTATCCTGTTGTTCCAGGGTGTGCATCAATGGTCTTATGTAAACGAGCGAAGTATGCCATTGTTGAACGATAAGGTATCTTCACTTCAATTTCATTATCTTGGCCAAACACAAAAGTTGTTAAAGACCCATCTAAAAGGTCAACATTATTATCACCATAGACAACAGAAGTGCAGAGTCTTCCTTGGTGCATGAAAGATGGAAACATTGAAATATGAAACACAAATGTACAACGATAAAAATATACATGATTTATCAAAGGCATTACAGGCAATTGCA